TTGGCAAATGCATTGAATCGTAGTCAAGAACTAGCTGATAGATTAGCAGCACAGAGAAAGAGAATTTAAGAATGGCATATACAGCACGGATTCATATTAAGGCAAATTGGAAGAATATTAAACCAACGCATAGCAATATTCTAGTTACAGATATGGAGTTTGGTGAGCGTTTATCTTCTGGAGGTATTATATTGCCAGGTGATGATAAAGAAGAGCGCGGTATTCGCCCACGTTGGTGCCATGTTCTTGCAGTTGGTCCAAAGAATCTAGATGTTAATAAAGGAGAATATATCCTTGTATCACATGGTAGATGGACACGCGGACTAGATCTCACTGATGAAGAAGGTCTGACCACAACTGTTAGAATGGTAGATCCAAAGGATGTGTTGCTCGCCTCAAATGAACTACCAGCAGACGATTATGTTGCGCCAACATATCATCTACGTGATTAATTGACATTCATCAATAATTCTTATAGTATAATGCTAGAGGTAAACAATGGCTATTAATAAGTTGTGGGTTGAAAAGTATCGACCTAATAAAGTTGAAGATTATGTTTGGCGTGATGAAGCTCAACGTCTGCAGGTTATGCAGTGGGTTGCAACTAAATCAATTCCACATCTATTACTAAGTGGAACACCAGGCGTTGGAAAGACTACACTGGCAAAAGTTTTGCTCAATGAATTAGATGTTGACGAATATGATATTCTAGAGATCAATGCCAGTCGAGAGAACAGTGTTGATACCATACGCGATAAGATTACAGGCTTTGTGCAGACAATGCCATTTGGTACTTTCAAAGTTGTATTACTGGACGAAGCTGATTATATCACTGCCAATGGCCAAGCAGCATTGCGTGGCGTTATGGAAACGTATGCTGACACTGCACGTTTTATCCTAACCTGTAACTATCCTAATAAGATTATTCCTGCGCTACATAGTCGTTGCCAAGGATTTCATATGGAGAAGCTAGATCGTGTTGAGTTTACTGCACGAGTAGCTACTATCCTTGTTACTGAAAATATGATATTTGATCTTGATATTTTAGATAGTTATGTTACAGCAACATATCCTGATCTTCGTAAGTGCATCAACAGTCTGCAAGCAGCATGTGTTAATGGTGAACTTAGAAAAGCAACTGCTGATTCTAGTGGTACTGTAGATTATAAGATTCAAACAGTAGAACTATTCAAAGAAGGTCGTGTTAGAGATGCAAGGAAGTTAATGTGTAGCCAAGTACGTTCTGATGAAATGGAAGAAGTATTCCGTTGGATGTATGATAATTTGTATCTTTGGGGCGAAACACCAGAGCAACAGGATAAAGCTATTGTGATTATTCGCAATGGTATTATCAATCATAGTATGGTAGCAGATGCTGAAATTAATTTGTCAGCTACATTAATTGAACTGACGGATATTTAAAATGGCACGGATGTTTTTAGTTTCGCGGCATACCAAAGCACTTCGCAATCCAAAGTCTCCTTTTCGAGGGGAAAATGCGTTTATGGATAACGAAGCTGTTCTTATTACAAAGAATCTTAAGAATAAAGATTATTCTGAGGCCAGTGTAATTCTCGATGTTGCTGAACAAAAGGTAATTAAGAATAGATTCACCGAACGTCCGTTTGATGAACTGTGGGCATACTTTCTAAAGCATTATGGAGATTATATTAACCAATGGCTAACAAGCCAAAGACCAAGGTGAGGACTGCCTCAACTATTGCTCAAGGAACTGGTTTACAAAAGTTCCTTGATTCAACGTATCCTCAGAGTAGAAAAATAAAATTCAGCAGAAAAGAAAAAGAAAAGCTACGCCCAATTGCTGAAACATTAGCAATGATGGATGGTAATGCGTTCTTTGGAATAAGCATTGACGATGACGGTGACGACATTTGGTATGAAAACTATCTAGTAGAGGCATGGAGAATATACCGTGCAAACGGCGGAGACAATGGGTGGGGCAGTGGCGCCAGCTGGATCAAAGAACAGAACCATGAGAATGATTCTGTTAAAGATGCTTACCAAAATTGGCAGTTGCTAAAAATATTATCTAAAAAGAGACAGTAGGGCCCTACTGATTTATAAATTACTCTCCGTAAATGTTTAGTATTTCTTCAACAGCAGGATGACGTTCAATATCTTTGTTGTCAAATTTTACTGAACTTACATACTTGCTGTTTTCAAATCCTGCTAATAATCTATTAAAATCTAATAGTCCGTTTTCGCCTTCCTTTCTATCTGTTTGACGAATGTCACCTGTTACTAGTATGCGACTCTCTTCGCCTATTCTAGTAAGCAGCATTTTCATTTGATTGGGTGTTGCGTTCTGCATTTCATCTGCGATAACATAGCAGTTTTTGAATGTTCGACCACGCATGAATGCCAATGGGCATATCTCAATCGTTCCTACTTCTAGCATTGATTGAGTATCACGAGTAGTGTAGTATTCGTGCAACACATCGAAGAGCGGTTTAGTCCAGGGTTCCATCTTCTGTTGAAGTGTGCCTGGAAGGAAACCGTGCTTCTCATCCTCTACACCCACTGCTGGACGAGTAAGTATTATCTTTGTTATCTGGCGCTCTTTAAGTGCTTTGATAGCTGCCATCATGGCCAGCAAGGTTTTGCCTGTTCCGGCAGGACCAGTTGCAACGACAATACTTTTTCGAGAATCTAGTAGTAGGCTTAGATAATGTTCTTGATTTAAGTTTCGGGGGATAATCTCAACCCGATTCTTCTTTGCAGGTTCTTTTAGGTAGTTTTCAATTTGAGTGACGTTGTTAATGAACTTTTCCTTGTGCTTTCGCTTCTGCATAGACTTCTGTTCTCCTAGAGCATTGTTGATCTTGCTCAAAATTATTTAAGGCCGCAGACTAAAGAGTTAACGATACACTCATCTTTTGAATCAAACGGCATAATTATATTACCTTAAAGTTATCAAGTCACTAGCATAAATATTATACCATGGCAGATATCATTGATAATGTAAAAAATATTAAGAAGATCTATATGAGCGACTCAAGTCTAAACATGTTGTTAGATTTCGAACGTGTGCTTGATAATATGGATTTATATGCTTTTCCAAATTGGGCCTTTGGAGAGTTAGTTGAAGGCCCAACTATCAGTAAGTATTGGGTTAAGTGTAAGTTTATGTGGCCTGAAAATCTAATGCCAGACCCAAGCGGTGGAAAAAGACTATTGCCATATGGAGCTAAGATCACTTATCAAAAAGATACTGTGCGTGTTCCTATTAAAATTAACAACCCCGATGACTATCGTGATGGCAGTAAGAAAGGCAAGCTAGTAGATGCTAAAGTTTGGTATGTTGATATTATGTTACCCAAGCATCTAATGGCAGAAATTAAGCAAGGATCTGTAGAAATTGCAGGCGAAGAAGTGGATCTCAATGATCTACAGAGTGCATACGAAAAAGATTTAGGTGATAAATCATACATGGATCAACAAGCACAGCCAGGTCAGACACCTGACATGAGCCAACAGCAAATGGCTAATGCTAATCAACCAGGCATGCCAGCTCAAGGAGTTCCTAATGCACCCCCAATTGCTTAATGAAGGATTGAAGAAAGATGATCTTCAATATCTTGTGGGTAATAAGATTCACTTTGACGAATACGACAGCAAGATGGGTGATCCTGATGATGTAATTACTGTCAGCTTTAAAATTAAGCAACGTATGCCTGCTGAGGATTTAGTAAGCTTCATTGAGAATGGGTACGATTGGTGTTTGGATGCTGACGTTAGCAGTGGCGAAATTGATGATGGGGAATTCTTAGTATTCGTTGAACTTCCTCGTCGTGCTAGATTCTTCAGACAAATTAAAGAGCTATTAGAAGATCTATCACACTTAACTGATATTAAACTTAAAGACTGGGAATTTAAATGGTATAAGCAACGTGAATATCATCCATTTGATGAAGAAGCTGTTGCTGCTGTTGTGCCTGATAGTCCCAGTGAATATAAGAAATATATTGAAGATTTTGATGGCGTGCAAAGTGAACAAAAAGATCTCACAGATGAATTAAGTCAGATTAAAAAGCTAAGTGGATTAGGATAATCAAATGTTTGGAGGCGGTATGTGGAAAATAGTAGCACTAGTTCTTGCAATTGCAGCAGCCGTTGGCTATTTCAAATATACGCAAGATAAGATGGCTGAACTCAATCAGCAGATTGCAACAAAAGATTTTGCTTTGAAGGCGGCAACAGAAACCATTGCACAGCAACAGGAAGCAATGAAGAAACAACAAGAAATACTTGCAACTACAAATGAAGCTTACGATAAAGCTCGTGCTGATGTAGATGAGCTTGAAGACAAGTTTCGTAAAGATGGAAGAGATTTAGATAAATTTGCATCAGCAAAGCCAAAAGAAGTTCAAACTAGAGCTAACACTGCAACTAAGAAAGTGTTTCGTTGCATAGAAGATCAAATCAATAAAGGCAAACAAGATGAGAGTTGTTAAATTATTAACTGCTAGTATTATAGCACTAAACCTTGCAGCATGTGCTGGAACCCCTCCCCCAACTACTGCAATCGTCACTGTAGAAAAGCCTACACTGATGTTGCCAAATGTTGACAAGATCAAGTTAAAAGATGTTGATTGGAATATTGTAACTAAAGATGCAAAACCTGGTACAGATGGACATATTGATACAGTGTGGAAGAAGGCATCATCAGATAGTTTATTCGCTGTTACAAGCAGAGGATACGAAAGCTTAAGCATTAATATGGCTGAAATGACAAGAGTTATTAAACAGCTACAAACACAAGTAGAAGCATACAAAGAATATTATCAAAAAGATAACGATAAGAAGACTGATTCAAAGGAAATTAAAGATGGCAAGAGGTAATCCACCACCATTACCAGATGATCCAGAAGCAATGGCTAAACCAGCAATAGATGAAGTAGCTCAAATACACGCTGCTGATACATTGCCGCCACCTCCTCCGCTACCGCCTCCGCTACCTCCGCCGCCCCCACCTCCCCCAGTTCAACAAACTGTAGTAGTCGATACAAGCGGCAGTATGGGAATGGGTGCTGCTATGATGAACCAGCAGAATTTTCAGCAAAGTCAAGCAACAGCACAATATCAAGCACAGGCCAGTGTGGGACTTGCTCAAACTAATATTGATCAAGAAATATTTCAAGAACAGTCTAAAAAGGAAGATGAACATTGGGCTAAGGCATTTTGGCGTCCTGCAATGGGATGGTTGTATATGATTATTTGTTTCATGGATTTCGTTGGATTTCCATTGCTAACTATCTTCCTTCCTATCATCTTTAAGCCATTTGGACTTGTAATGCCATATCAAGCATGGTCAAGTTTAACACTGAGCAACGGCGGTCTAATCCATCTGGCATTTGGTGCTATACTCGGTGTAAGCGCATTTAGCCGTGGCCAGGAAAAAATGGCAAGCAAGTTATGAACAATAACTACAATGCATGACACATTACGCAACATTGGGAGTAGCAGATACTGCTACTCCAGAAGAAGTTAAATCAGCTTATAGAAAGCTTGCTAAACAACATCATCCTGATCTCGGGGGAGATGTTTCAAAATTTCAACAGATCAGTGAAGCTTACGAAACTTTAGCAGATATCGATAAAAGATCACACTACGATCATCAATTGAGAAATCCACAACCACAGTTTCATCAAGGTCATCCAGGATTTCATCAAGGATTTGACAATAATGTGTTCAATGATATTAATGAACAATTTAGTCAGATGTTTGGGTTTCCTTTCGCAGGCGCAAGACAAGCCCCTCGAAATAGAAACGTAAGAATTCAACTTGAAATAAATTTTCTCGATACATTAGACGTCTGTCAGAAGACCATTGAATTTGGGCTAACTAATGGTGGGTCAGAGAGAATAACTTTAGATTTACCAGCTGGTATTACAGATCAAACTGTATTGCAGATGGCAGGCAGAGGCGATAATGCTATATTAAGTTTGCCCAGGGGAACATTAGAAGTTGTAATCAGAGTAACTCCTCATCCAAAATTTATTAGATTAGATGATCACATTGTATCAGATATTACCATTGATTGTTTTCAAGCAATGTTAGGACATAACATAGACTTAGATACCCCCAGAGGAAAAAAGATAAATCTTAGAATACCCCCTGGTACACAGAGTGGAGCTCAGTTTGGTATCACTGATGAAGGATTTGCAAGACAAAATAGAACATATGGTAAATTTATTATTAAAGTTAATGTTCTAATACCAACAGTATTGACTGGTGATCAACTTAAATTGATTCAACATGTGCAGACAATGAGTCCTAAATAAATACTTGACAAAACACCTAGCACTGTTTATATTAATAGGATGAAAGATATCTATAGTTCCAATGGCGATATTGATAAGATTGTAAAAGCAGCTCGCGAGTATGCTCGCGAACTAAATCATGAGTACTTTATGATTGAGCATTTGTTGTTAGGGCTGCTACATGAGAAAAACTTTAACATTATACTTGAAAATTTAGGAATTCAGGTTGATTTACTGATTGCCGAAATTGAACAATACCTTGAAGGTGTCACTTATTTTCTTAAAGAAGATAGTGAGCAAGAAGATCCTAAAAAAACAGCCAGCTTAGAGCGTGTGTTTAATAGAGCATTTACACAAGTAATCTTCAGTGGGCGTCAACAGATATCAATTATTGATCTATTCCTCAGTATTACAAACGAGTCACACAGCCATGCTGCTTTCTTCCTACAAAAATATGGCGTAGAGAAAGAAGCAGTTGTTAAGGCGTGGACCAAGCAGCGTAAAGGACCTAAGACTAATAAGAACTATGCAGAAAAGGTTCTTGAGCAATATTGCACAAATTTAATGACACTTGCCGGCGAAGGCAAGATGGATCCAGTAATTGGTCGCAGCTCCGAAATTGCCGAAATGGAACAAATACTAGCTAGAAAGAGCAAGTGTAATGTGCTACTAGTAGGTGATGCAGGTGTTGGTAAAACTGCTGTAGTTGATGGACTTGTTCTTGATATTATTGAAGAGCGTATTCCAGAGTTTCTCAATGGCTGGGTAGTATATAGCTTAAATATTGGCTCATTACTTGCTGGCACAAAATATCGAGGCGAGTTTGAAGAACGCTTGCAAGAAATTCTAGCTGCTGCCCAAGAGCTAAAGAACATCATCTTGTTTATTGACGAGGCGCATCAAATGCGGGGCGCAGGTAGTGGCAATAGTAGTGCTGTTGATCTAGCTAATATGCTTAAGCCTGCACTTGCTCGTGGCGATATTAAGGTAATTGCAGCTACAACGTGGGAAGAATATACACAGCATTTTGAGAAAGATCGTGCGCTAATGCGTCGATTCAATCGTCTTATTGTTGACGAACCAACAGTTGCAGTAACAAAACAGATACTTGAAGGTATTCGCGACGCATATGAAGGATTTCATAATGTCGAAATTACTGATGATGCAATTAAGGCTGCTGTTGAGTTAAGTGTTCGTTTTCAAAATGACAAGAAGCTGCCAGATAAGGCAATTGACTTAATTGATAGTGCTGCTGCATTGAAGCGTAGTACTGATGCTGAAGACAGAACTATTAACGAATTGTGTATCCAACGTGAGATCAGTCGTATTACTGGTATTCCAATTACACAGATGCAAGAGCAAGAACAAAGCTTTGATATTACAACAGTTGAAAGTGATATCAAACTGCGTGTCTATGGGCAGGATTCAGCTGTTGAACAGATCTTAGATCGTGTATGGGTTAACCGTGCAGGACTTAAGAGTAACAACCGACCTGTTGGTAGTTTCCTGCTGTTAGGACCAACAGGTACTGGTAAAACTGAACTTGCTAAATCACTAAGTGAAAGACTTTCAATGAAGTTTATTCGCTTTGATATGAGTGAGTATGGCGAGCGTCATGCTATTAGTAGATTGATTGGTGCGCCTCCAGGATATGTTGGATACGAAGATGCTAACCTAGCAGGCGGATTATTGATTAGTGAAGTAGCTAAGAATCCACATTCTGTTATCCTTTTTGATGAAGTAGAAAAGGCACATCCAGATGTTGTCCAAGTATTGCTTCAGATCATGGATGATGGATTTGTTACTGGATCTAATGGTAAAAAGGCAGACTGTCGACAGGCCATTGTATTGTTAACCAGTAATCTAGGTGCTGCTGATAGTGAACGTAATAACATTGGCTTTGGATCAATGACTAAAACAGGTGAAGATGATAAAGCCGTTAAGGAGTTCTTCCGTCCTGAATTTAGAAATCGATTGGATGCTGTTATTAAGTTTAACAAGCTTGGCAAGGAAACTATTCGCAAGGTTGCTGAAAAGTTTATTAAAGAAATGGATAGTCAGTTACAAGATAAGTCTTTGGTACTTGAGCTTGATGACACAGCTTGGGACTATCTAGTTACCAATGGATATGATTCTGCAATGGGTGCAAGGCCAATGGCTAGACTTATACACGAGAAGATTAAAGTTCCGTTGGCAAGGAAAATACTGTTTGACAAAATTGCAGGACATGCTACAATAACAGTTAGCGCCGTTGGTGAAGAATTGGAGTTGATCGTTGACAAGTCAGCAGGACATACTGAATCGGTTGAGACAGCAGAAGAAGTTTGCGTTTGAACACGATGGTACTTGGTATGCTAATAAATTCAAATACAAACTAGAATTTGATTTTGGAATATATGACGGAGAGGGCCAGCGAACTACTTGGCGTTTGAATACGTTATATCAGGACTTGATTGAAGATCTTGATAAAAACCTGTGGGAGTATAGAAAGCGTCGTGAAGTACATCAAAGTATCTTTACTTCAGACGCGGAACTAATTGAATATGTATTAGATGATTACAGAATACTAAATCATTTGCATACATTGCATTATACTAGCGAGCGATATAATGCTAATAAATCTCGTTTAGAAGAGAATGGTATCGTAACTGATATCAAATTTAGACGAAAAGTTGGAGACTATCCATTCCAAGTATTTTTTGGTGATTGGGACTATAGAGACAAAAAAATTCAGGAATGTGCTTGCAATTGGGTAGCTGATGCATATCAAGATCGTAGCGTTGTAGCTTCTTCATGGAGTGAAGAGCTAATACGTAGATATATTCAAAGTAAAATATTATTCATGTTTAATGGATTTAACTGTTACATGAAGAGTGAAGATGATATCATGATGCTTCATTTTATTGCACCAGGTCATATTAAAAAAGTTTTTCGTATCTTAGAAAAGGAAAAGAAGTGAAAGTTACATTAGCAAAAGCACTAGTTAATCGTGGAATTCTAGGTTCAAATTCTCGTATTATTGCAACTTGTCCAATAGTAGCAATGGGAGATATGCCTGCATACAAGGAGCTTGTTCTCACTGTAGAACGTGTAGTTATTGAAGAAGGCACAATTAAGTTTCATACTATTTCCCGTGCTGGACGAAAGTATAGTATCCCTTGCGAGCATGTCAATGAAGTAGATGGCATGGCACCTGAGCGGCTAGCTGCTGCATATGACATTCGACCCGATGGACTGAAGCAATCACCGGGTAAAAAGCGTGGTAGAAAGAGCAAAGAGGATCTTGCAAACGCATAAATATCATAGGAGCTAAAATGGCTAAACTCAATTCAGACACTATTGAAATCAAAGTTAGCGAACTAGTCAGAGATGACGCAACAACTGCTGTAATTTTAGATGCAGAATTAATTGCACAGTTAGTAGAAGTTATTGAACAGCTAGTTGGTGATAAAAGACTTGTGGAAATTAACATAAAATGAGTATCGTACCGACTGTAATAATCAGCAATACCGCACATGGTGCAAGTAATGGTGCTTATAATGGCACAGATTTAGATTGGTATAGCTCCAAATATCAAGGTCGCGGATACTACGGTTATTCAGATGGTCTTCATACCTTTAGTTATAAAGTAACAGGTTTAGTAGGCCAAATTGGGATTCAAGCATCACTGGCAACTAATCCTACCGAAGACGATTGGTTTGGTGCTACTGAACTACTGGGTAATGAAACTGTTACATTTACTAAAAGTGGATTCATTAATGTAACAGGTAATTTTGTTTGGATTAGAATTGCCATTACCAATTTCACAGCAGGCACAATCAATCGTGTGCTATATAATTAAAATCAACTAGCAAAGAGAATTTATCAATGACTGATCAACCAACTGAAGACACATACGGTCTTCCACCTGAAGTATTAGCTTATCTTAGAACTACACACGTTCATTTTTGTTTGCCAATGTATAATGGCATTTGCAACGAAGCAACTTTTATATCGATGATTAAGTTCAGTATCATTGCTGCCAAGTTAGGCATTAACTATAGCATCGACACAATGGTTAACGAATCATTGATTACTCGCGGTCGTAACAACCTTGTTGCTAAATTCTTGTTTAATAAGTCTGCAACACATCTAATGTTCATTGACGTTGATCTTGGTTTTGATGCTGAATCAATCCTACGTTTGCTTTGCGCTAATCAAGATCTAGTTGGTGGCGTTTATCCAATGAAGCGTATCCCAATTCGATATGTTATTAATACAGTTCCAAATCCAGTGGTTACCGGCGATCTTGTTGAAGTTTCAACATTAGGAACTGGATTTATGCTGATTAAACGTGAAGTAATCGAGAAGATGATTGCTGCTCATCCTGAACTAAAGTATCGTGATAACATTGGCATTGGTGCTCAGTATGAGCCATTGATGTATGGCCTGTTTGACACAATGATTGATCCTGATGGTAACTATCTGTCAGAAGATTGGACATTCTGCTATCTATGGCGTTTGATGGGCGGTAAGGTATTTGCTGATACAGGCATTAAGCTAGATCATACTGGTTATCACAAGTATGCAGGTGATATCGACGAACTTAAGAAAGTACTAACTAATCAAGTATCTAACGGTGGTGCTGCTGGTAATGCTCCGCAAATTCAACTTGATCTGTCAGACATTAGCCAAGTTGAGATCGTTCAAAAGGAAGCAGCAGAATGAGTGAAGAAGTTGAAATTGAAGTTGAATTGTCTGCTAAATTTCATGTCAATCCGCCTAGCTTTCAACTTTTAATAAATGATGAAATTGTTGAAACCGGAAAAGTTACTGAGAAACAAATTAATAAAGAGTCTAGACTTATTAAGTGGAAAGGTCATCTAGATGAAGGCGATCACGTTATCAGAATCAAATACTTTGATAAAACAAACTCCGACACTATAATTGATTATATAACGAAAGAAATATTATTTGATCAGTTGTTACATGTTGATTCTGTTTCAATTGATTCAATTGAACTAGGGTTTTTGTCTTATAAATTAAGCAAATTTTATCCTAATAGAACTATTAGGCCAGATCTTGATGAAGTATTACCTCAGAAAACCACAATGGGATTTAATGGCGAATGGCAACTTAAATTTCAAGTGCCAACCTATCTTTGGTTTTTAGAAAACTTATAATGTGCTATAAATATTAGATGCGAGCACAAGAATTCCTATTTGAAGCTGAAGAGGCAAATTATAGCTTAGAGAAAGCTAGAGTTCCACACTTTGAAGATGAGGTTATTGCCTTAGGTTCAACTGGTGCAAAACTAGCTATTAATGCTTTGAAGCAAATGGCTACAAATCCTGAGACTATCTCTATTAAGCCAGATGGCAAACCTGCTATTGTTTGGGGTAGAGATGAGCAAGGTTTTGCTATGATGGACAAGCATATGTTTGCTAAAGGGATTATTACTCACAGTCCACAAGAACTAGCACAAATATACGCCGAGCGTAAAGGCGGCGGCAGAGAAGAACTATCAGCAATGATGACAGCACTTTGGCCTCAATTTGAGGCAAGTCTAAGCAGTGGGTTCAAAGGATGGATGTTTGGCGATTTACTCTACAGCCAGCGTCCCGCAATACAAAATAATGCATTTGTGTTTCAACCTAATACTGTTGTATATACTGTTCCTGTTAGCGAACCACTGGGACAACAGATTGCTAAGAGCACGAGCGGAATTGTAGCACATAGTTACTTTGCTGCTCCCGGACAACCAGGTAAGCATGTTAGTAGTTTAAGAGGTATAAACACAAATGGGCCTCTGCTTGTTATTACTGATCAATTTACTAGTCCTCCTCGTGTCAAAATTCCACCTGATCTAAAGTCAATTGAAACATTTATTAACAGCAACGCTGCTCCATTAGATAAACTATTAGACAAATCTGCATTATCTGTTGCTAAGATTGGTAGTTTCCCAACAATATTTCAAAAGTATGTTAATGGAAAAGTTAGAGCTCGCGACTTCAGCAACTTTGGTTCTGACTTTGTTGAATGGATGGCAGGCGCAAAAGTAAGTCCAAATATGCAACAGAATATTGCTGTATATCTGCAATCTAATGCAGGTGGATATAAAGTATTATGCCAAACATTCATAGGCATTATGCGTGTTAAAGATCATATTGTTGGTCTACTAGATAAACATCCTGCTCCTATGCAAGCAAGTGTGCAAGGTGTTTCCGGGCAGGAAGGTTATATGGTTCATACAGGAACAGGCCCTTATAAAGCAGTCGATCGTCAAAGATTCTCTGCGGCCAACTTCGAACACTAAGATAAATATTCTATAGATAGGTCCTGTAAATGCGCTTAGATGAAATAGATCAAACCATTAAGAAAGTTGTGTTTACCTTCGGCAGGATGAACCCTCCTCATTATGGTCACGGCGGCGTTATTAAGACACTACAAACAGTTGCCAAACAGGAAGTTGCATACTGGTATCTATTTCTAAGCAGTAAAGTTGAGCCTGCAAAAAATCCACTTACATACGATCAAAAGTGTTACTGGGTGAAAGCTTTATTTCCTGAAACAACAGGACATTTAGTTGAGGATGCTTCAATTAAAACTCCACTGATTGCTGCAACATGGTTGTACAAGCAGGGATTTAGACAAGCTACATTTGTTGCTGGCGAGGATGATATGGAATCATATGCCACAATGATTAAAAGTGGCAACGAACATGGACGTAATAATCCAGAATCTGTTAAGATGGGTAAAGGTTTCTACTTTGAGAAACTAGACTTTGCTATTAGCCCTCGTCTTACTAGTGCTACAAAGTCTCGTGAGAGTATTGTTAATAATGATCCAGAATCATTTGCTCGTAACACATTAGGTGGAAAAGTTACTAATCTTAAATTATTAACTGCTGTTGAAAAACAGTTGTTTCCGTTAGTACGTAAAGGTATGCAGTTGGAAAGTATCAATGAAGATGCTGATGAAGATGAACACCGTGCATTCATGATGCGTCCAGAAAATCAAAAAGATACACCTATATCAAATGCTCTTAAAAATTATACTCCCATAGGAGATATAGGCAAGATTGGTTCTGCTATCAACAAGGGAGAGTATGGCAAAGCTCTACTACCTGCTGCTCAACTTGCAACTAATTTAATTCCTGGAAAAGCTGCTGCAACAGCGGCAAGTACTGCCATTGGCATTGGCAGAGGAGCAACTGACGAAAGCGAAGAACTTAATAAACGCACACCTAGCGTAAGAGAACTTGCCAAGAGATACATAATTACACCAGAAGAAGTTCATCGTCAAATTAATCGCGGCGTTAAAATAGAATTTGAACATACAAATGATATCGAAGTTGCCACTGAAATAGCAATGGATCATATTGGCGAGAAGTTAGATTACTATACCAGACTTGCTAAGGTTGAGGAAGAAGATGACGACGCTGTAGCTGTTCCAGGTGAGCCAGTATCAGCAGCAATGGATCGTATGAATGCTCGACCTAATGATCAATCAAAAGCAGACTTCCTAGGCAGCTATATGAAGAGTGCATTGGGCCAAGGTGGATTTAGCGATGGCAGATTTGCTCAACATACTGATGATCTAAAAAAAAAGATAGGTGAAAATTTCGCTGATGGAAAAGGGCCAGGTCGTCCTGGAGACAGTCAGCGTCATGGTATCCCTAAGAAAGCCACAGTGGCAGAACTAGAAAAAGCCAGTCATGCTGAAGGTCGTAAAGGACAATTAGCACGTTGGCAGCTGAACATGCGTCGCGGCAAGAAGCGAGCCAACGAAGAAATAGAAGAAACAAACATTCCTCCTGTATTATATCATGCCACATATCGTGCGCTATTGCGTTCTATTAAAAAGACAGGTTTAGGCGGTAAAGGTAGTGAGCGTAAGCGTTGGGAAGACAGCATACATGGCGTAGTATATCTTGCTACTGATCCAAATGTTGCGGAAAGTTATGCTGAAGCAAGCGAAACTGTTCCAGACGAATGGCTAGATGATATTGTCATATTGAAAATCGCAACTGCTGGTTTAAATCCTTCACTATTAAAGATGGATCAAAATGTCCAAGATAACGAAGGTAATACTTTGGAGTATCACGGTGTTATTCCACTTAGTAGTATCTCTATGTATAAGCGTGGAGTTAATGAAGCAAAGAAGCCTAAGAAGCCAAAAACTATCATTGACGGTGCGTTAAAGACATTAATTGCCAAAGGCCGCAGCGAGGATGAAGCTATTGCCGATCTAAAAAAGGAAATCGACAGTAAATTTTATGAATTAGATGAAAGTTTAAACGAAACAACTGACTATAGCAGAGGTGAGGAATTAGAAGGCATTGACATCATGGGTGCGCCAGTCTTCATCTCACATCATGCTATCGAGCGTCTTGATAGAAAAGGCGAGCGTAGTGTTGATATTGAGGAAATTTATGAGATTATTGAAAAAGCAGTTAGACAACATGGTAAAGATATTAATAACTTAAATAACACAGATTTTGTACTCAAAGGTGAAAATGGTCCTCCAAGAGAACCTAAGAATGGTTTTGGTATTGCATTAGCAAAAAATGAAGATTCTGCAGGTAATACAATTTATATGATTAAAACTGTTCATCCAAGACTGCTCGCTGGAAGAATGGCAGGATTTAAAGTTCAAGGGTTGAAAAGACGCTATTCAATTTACGAGGATGCAACAGATGAAAGTACAAAGCCTCGTGTCTATCTAGACATGGATGGAGTGCTCGCTGACTTCTTTAGTGAATGGTCGAGATTAGCTGGTGTTGATCATTATAAAGATATCAATAATGCTGAAGAATCTTTACAATTAGTAAGAGATCAGCCAACATTTTGGATTGACTTACCTATGCTACCTAATGCAAGATCATTAGTTAAAACAGTAATTGAAAATTATGGCGAATATAGAATTTGTTCAACACCACTAGCAGGTGACGAACGCAGTAAGCCAGGTAAAATAGCTTGGATTAAAAAACATTTCTCAGATATGCCTCCTGTCGAAATAGTATTAACACATAGCAAAGCAGACCGTGCATTGGAAGATGGTGCTCCTAATATATTGGTTGATGATTATGGTGTTAATATTAGTAAATGGCGTGCAGCAGGTGGTATCGGCATCAAATACGACGACTCGGCATTTCCTCAAGTAGCACAAATACTTACGAGTATTGCTAAGTCAGGAGTTGTAAAATGAGGAGTTCAATATGTATGACACAGACTTTTCTAAAACTCATGATTGGGAATTTATCCTATCAATCTTGGAAGAATTCGAGTCGATAAATCCAATAAATCCTCATACTAATTTAAGATATCGTGCAAAAGAATATCTAGACATTATGCACGAACAGAAGTTAAATCGCGGTGAGCTACGCACATTAATTGCCAAAGCACACAAGCTAAAAACTCATAGTAAAAAAGAAGAACGTGCTAGGAAAAACGAGTTAGCCAAACAAATTCAAAGTGCTTTTAATATTCATAAGTAAAAGATGGAAGCACTACTTAAAGTTAGGTTGGACTTAAAACTTAATAATTCTCAAACTGATTCATTTGCCAAATTTTACTTAAACCACGATGATGCAATTACTGCCGTCAGTGGTATGGCTGAAATGCCCAAACTAGGGGATAAAAAAACTAAAGATTTTTCAATCAATTCCTATATGCTAAATGCATCTGAATTTTTTAATATGGATATCGCAACAGATTTAAAGATACCTATAATTGATCAATCAACTAATATTTTAATCATTGAAATTGAGCTGGGAGTCAGTCAACGTGATAATTTAGTCCCAAGTACTAGTATATCCTTTACTCCAAATTATACATTTGCATTAACTGTAGCAAGACATAAAACTAAAGACACAGTAAGAGATTTTGAAGTAGTGATAGTTAAAGACAATTATACAAAGAATAGAACTGTATTGACCTATCCAAAAGCTACTGTAACGCCAGTTGGAGCGAAGTACAGACTATTTCTTGATAATATTATGATCTCTGAGAGATTTTATCCATATGATATTATACCCAATGATATACTAGAAGAGAATATTATCGTTGATATATTGCCAGGTAAACACGAAGTTAGAATAGAAAATGTCAGCAATCATAAAGTTATTATAACTGGTCTTAAATTTGATCAACAGATAATGCATGATGTCAATGCCGACTCGTGTTCTTTTGAATTCAACTAAATATTATCAACACAGGATTTTGACTCATGTCCGATAAGATTACCCTATTAAAGCAACGATATGCATTAGAGCAACGTATTCGTCTATTGCAGAATTCTAATTTCACAGAATCAAGCGATAATTTATTGCATAAGATGACTTCATTACTAGAGCATGTTAATAAACAACTTGCTGAAACTGGATTACCTCAAGATCAGATGAATAGTCCAATGCCAATGGATAATCCTATACTTCCACAGCAAGTTCCAGTTAGTGAATATGACAGTCATCCTGATCATGAAGTTCAGATGGCTCGCAGCGATCTATATCGTGCTGCAAAAAGTGCATTATCACTTGAAAAGATGCTAAAGCAGATTAGTGAAGAGCAGGGACTTGAGGGTTGGGTGCAGGCTAAGATTACTAAAGCAGCTGATTACCTAGATAGTGTATATCATTATCTAAGTTATGAAATGCAGAATCCTAGTGAAGGAGTAAGCGAAGCAAGTGTTGCTGCTTATGGCCCAGGCGATAACCCAGACAATCCTGAAAGAGATACTACAGGCGGTCAAACTATGCAGCCCGGGCAAGCCAGTGCAACTCCAGAAAATGGCGGAGCTACCCCAACACAGACCAGTGATGGCATGGTAAAGATGGTAAAGTTAGGCCTAGATAGAAAGCCACTTGGCACACCCATCATGGTTCGACAAACTGATATTAAAGTAAAACAACAGCAGGGCTATACTGTAATTGGTGAAAGTAAAGAACAAAAACCAAAAGCCAAAGTAGTTCATTGTAGTCAATGTGGCAAGGGATTTAGTGGTAGTGGATTAACTGCCCCACATCACACTGGATTTAGTCATTGTAAAGATCACAAAGGTATGAAGATTGTCGCTGAGGATGCCAGTGGCGGAGCAAGTAGCTCAGGCGGAATGGCTGGCAGTATGGGCGCCGGTAATGGATTTGCAAATGGCGGACCAGGTAGCATTATGCGTCGTAAGCCACGTAAGAAGAAAGCCAATGAAAGTTTAGCAGAAGGCAGTGATGGATATGGCCCACATGCTCGCGGTGTAGCTGATGGTTATTACGGTCGTGCACCAAATCCACATAAAATGGTTGATAATGGTAAGGGTGGGCGCAGTGCAGTAAAGTTAACCGATCCAGCAGAGATTGCGGACTATATGGCTGGTTATAAGGATGATTCATTTGGCCGTAAGGAATACGGCGAAAGCAAAGAAACTGGTCCAAAGTTTACTGGTTACTACAAAGGTAAAGACAAAGGCAAGCCAGGCAAAAAGATGGTTGGTGACGCATAATAATTAACAGGGAGATCAACAAATGGCTAGTAAAATAACTAAAGAAGTCAAAGTAGAAAGAATGAAGAATAACAAAAAGACTAGCCAAGGTGTTGGTAATATCAAATTGAGTTCAATGAATAAAGCAAAGAAACGCAGCTTTAAGAAGTATAAAGGACAAGGTGCGCCATGAAAGTTAAAGATATTATTTCAGAAGCAGCAAATGCAGCACAGCAAGCAGCTATTGCTATTAATATGAAAAAGCACGGCAAGAAGCCAAAAGAAGAAACAGACGAAGCTAAACAGAGACTTGATGCCAAGTGCTGGACAGGAAAGCATAAAGAAGGCACTAAGATGAAGGGCGGCATAAGAGTTAATAACTGTGTGCCTAACGAAAGTGTGGAGGAAACTTGGAGTCAAAAATATAAATCTAGCATAAACTGTTCGCATCCTAAGGGATTCAGTCAAAAGGCTCATTGTGCCGGCAAGCGTAAGCATAATGAAAGTATTGAAATGGAAATGGTCTGCGAAGATTGCGGCATGTGTGAAGCACATGGTAATCTTAACGAAATTCAAAAAGGTCAAAAAGACAGCAACGGTTACACCAAATGCTGGCCTGGTAAACATGCAGAAGGCACTAAGAAGGGCAAGAATGGCGGTCAAGTACGCAACTGTGTGCCCAACGAGAGCATCGAAGAAGACGAAGATCTTGATGAAGATTACATAACGCCAGACGAACAGTTTGACATGATTGAAGAGATGGTCGAAGAACTAGCACTACACTATGGAGTTGATTCTGAAGAAATTTGGGAACACTTTGAAACTGTAGAAGACGATGAACTATTTGAAGCTGCTGCTTGGCAGAAGAGCTCAGGTAAGAACAAGAATGGTGGATTAAATCAGAAGGGTGTAAACAGTTATCGCAGAGAACATCCTGGAAGTAAACTAAAGACCGCAGTTACTACTAAGCCCAGTAAGCTAAAGAAAGGCAGTAAAGCTTCTAAACGTCGCAAGAGCTTCTGCGCCCGTATGAAGGGTATGAAGAAACATAGAACTGGTGCAAAGACCAAGCGAGATCCTAATAGTCGTATCAATAAATCACTGCGTAAATGGCATTGCTAATGAAAGTAAGTGAGATAACTGAATCAAGCGGGCATATACCTAAGGATGATGAAGAAGCTAAAGACCCACGTTGGTCCAATGCACTAACTGTTGATGTTGGCCCAGGCGAAGATAAAAAGCAAGCTGCTAAGTTGGGATTTACAATAAGTAATGATGGACCACCTAAACTTAGATCAAATGGAAAAGTATAATGCGTCTTAAAGAAATAATGGAAGCTTTAATGTCAGTTGGCGTTCAGAGCAAATATCCAATTAGCGCAGGCGCTCGCGGGCTTATGGGCGCACGTTTTCGTTATGATAAGTCTGTTGAGGAAAATCAAAAACAAACTATGATGGGTGCAGTTGAACAACTAAAGCACAATCTAAAGCATATACCAAATACTGATTATGATCATATCAACATGTTGATGCAAACTATTTGTGAGAAATTTCGAGTTGAACCCAATGATCTACATAAAGCGTTTGTAAAAAAATTTAATTGCACTCCAGACGATTATGCTATACAATATAAGAAGTCAAGAGAAGGCAAACCTAGACATGTATAAGTTTGAAATAGTAGCAGAGCTACTGGGAATTGCTGAAGAGCTTTTCTAATGTTTACAACAATTGTCAAAGCATCCACTGCACCAGCAACGGTGTATTCAAACACATCTACGGTTGTAGTATCAGGCGGCGGTGGAGGGGTCATTAGTAGTATTGGAAATATTACAATGCCTACAAGTTGGTATGGTGCTACTGGTAGTTCCGGTGGTAGTTTTAGTTCAACATCTATTAATGCAGATGTCTTTATATCAGGACCTAATCCATCTATATCAACTGACAAAAATAAAATTAATATTGATGATCTGATTGATATTATTAAAATGATGAAAGAAGTTTTTTGCATCATTCCAAAAAATCAAACATTACTTGATTCAAATCCAACTCTTAAAGATTCATATGAACAATATGAAACAATATTAAAGCAGAAACTTAGTGACCCTGCGCTGCTGGAAGCGTATAATGAATTTAAGACTTTAGAGATACTATCAAAAGAGGAAAACAAATGACTGTTAGAAATTTCAATGCAGAAGAAAAAGCAAAGCTAAAGCAGCTTATCAGTGAGTCGAGCACTGTAATGACCGAAGTAGAAGTTCTTACAGAAGGACTTAACGATACCATTAAGCATATTGCTGAGGAAATGGAACTAAAGCCAAGCCTGCTCAAGCGAGCAATTAAGATGGCACAGAAGCGTGACTTCGATCGTGTTCGCGATGATCTTGATATGATTGAGAGTATCTTAAACAGCACAGATAATCTTCGTCAAGAAGACGAATAAGTATGCATAGGTCGTCGACCTTATTCGGCATGTAGTGGCAGAGCTGGCCCTAAGCAGCAAAGGATTGAAAATTAATGGCTTATGTCGATGCAATATTAGACCGAGAGAAGGAACGCATCCACGTCGTGGAGCGTCAAGATGGGAAGAGAGTTTATCACGATTATCCCCCAAACTATGTTTTTTATTATCCCGATCCACGTGGGAAGTTTAGATCAGTGTTTGGAGATTCTTGTAATCGTGTAAGCACTAGAAGCAGCAAGGACTTCCGTAAAGAGATGGCTGCTTTTAAAGGAATGACATTATACGAAAGCGATGTCAACCCAATCTTTCGATGTTTAGCTGAAAACTATTTGGGTCAAGATGCTCCAGAACTTAATGTGGCATTTTTTGATATTGAGACGGACTTTGATAAGGTCCGTGGATACAGCAGTCCCGAAGATCCATTTACTAAAGTAACAGCAGTCACAGTGTTTCTTAATTGGCTAGATCAATTGGTTACGCTGTGCATTGCTCCGCCTAATATGTCACAGGAAAATGCAAAAGCAATCTGTGATAGTATTCCCAACTGTTACTTGTTTGAGGAAGAAGCTGAACTACTAAAGACTTTTATGGATCTTATTGAGGATGCTGATATTCTCAGTGGATGGAACAGTGAGGGTTTTGATATTCCCTATATGATCAATCGAACTGCAAGAATCCTCAGCAAGGACGACACACGTCGATATTGCCTGTGGAATCAAATGCCTAAAAATCGCACTTATGAGAAGTTTGGGCTGGAGCGTCAAACATATGATCTCATTGGGCGTGTTCATATGGACTATATGAATCTCTATCGTAAGTATACCTACGAGGAACGTCATAGCTATGCACTGGATGCAATTGGTGAGTATGAGCTAAATGATCGTAAGATTCCATATGAAGGAAGTCTCGATCAGTTATACAATGATGACTTTAAAAAGTTTCTAGAGTATAACAGGCAGGATACTGCATTGCTTGATAAGCTTGATAAGAAACTTCGGTTTATCGAACTTGCTAACGAACTTGCTCATGCTAATACTGTGTTGCTACAGACAACAATGGGTGCTGTTGCTGTTACTGAACAAGCTATTATCAATGAAGCTCATGCTCGAGGACTTGTTGTTCCTAGTCGTAACGGATATAGTGACGATAATCAAGCAGCAGGTGCTTATGTTGCTTATCCTAAGAAGGGCATACATGAATGGATTGGTGCAATTGATATTAATTCACTGTATCCTTCGGCAATTCGTGCATTGAATATGAGTGTTGAAACTATTATTGGACAGTTACGTCCAGTAATGACTGATGCTTATATTGCAAATAAAATGGCTAATAAAAACACGTTTGCTGATGCATGGGAAGGTATGTTTGGAACAATTGAATATACCGCAGTTATGAACAAGGAGATAGGCACAGAGATTACTATCGATTGGGAGGATGGCAATAGTGAAACGTATAGTGCAGCAGAAGTCCACCGGATGGTCTTTGATTCGAACCAAACATGGAGTTTGTCAGCCAACGGTACACTATTCACGTTGGACAAACAGGGTGTTGTCCCGGGGTTGCTTGAACGATGGTACAAGGAAAGACAGGAGCTACAGGCTAAAAAGAAGGAAGCTAAGGATGTAAAAGAAGCAGCCTTTTGGGATAAAAGACAGCTTGTTAAGAAGATTAATCTAAATAGCTTGTATGGAGCTATTTTGAATCCAGGCTGTAGATTCTTTGACAGACGTATTGGACAATCAACTACGCTGAGTGGTCGTGTTATTGCACGTCATATGGATGCAACTGTTAATGAATGTCTAACAGGCACGTATGATTATATTGGTAAGTGTATCATTTACGGTGATACTGACTCTGTTTATTTCAGTGCATGGCCTGTAATTAAGGAAGATGTTGCAGCAGGACGTATGCAATGGGACAAGGATATCTGCGTTAATCTCTATGATCAAATTGCAGATCAAGTTAATATCAGCTTTCCTTCATTTATGGAGCAGGCATTTCATGTTCCATTGGAGAATGGGAAGATTATCAAAGGCGGTCGAGAACTAGTAGCAAGTAAGAGTTTGTTTATCACAAAAAAGCGTTATGCTGCCTTAATTTACGATCTAGAAGGTAAGCGACTAGATCGTGAAGGCAAAAGTGGTAAAGTAAAAGCTATGGGACTTGACCTTAAACGCAGTGATACTCCTAAGGTAGTTCAAGAATTCCTCAGTGAGATTCTAAATCTTGTGCTGGAAGATGGTACTAGATTAGATGTCATTGATAAGATTAAAGAGTTTAAAGAAGTATTTCGTGCAAGACCAGCATGGGAGAAAGGCACACCAAAACGTGTTAACAAGCTGACCTATTATGGTGATCTTGAAACTAAACAAGGTCGTGCCAATATGCCAGGACATGTTCGAGCTGCTATCAACTGGAACAATATGCTTCGTATGCATAGTGATAATCGCAGCATGAAAGTTACCGATGGTATGAAGGCAATTGTTTGTAAGTTACGAGCTAATCCGCTTGGTTTAACAAGCATTGCTTATCCTACTGATGAGCAGCGTTTGCCTCAGTGGTTTAAAGATATGCCATTTGATAGTGAAGCAATGCAGGAAGGCATCATTACACAGAAGGTAGAGAATCTACTGGGTGTGTTGGATTGGGATCTTGAAAATAGCACTAACATATCGTCAACTTATGAAAGTTTGTTTAGTTTCTGATGAAAACATCTGAGCTTGTACAAATAGTAAATTCTATCAATGATCTAATTCTAGAGATGCAGGCAAAGCTTCCTGCTGCTGAGTTAGAACAGTTGAATGTGCGAGCACTAGAAAGTTTCTCTCAGAATGCCAATGCATTAGTATCATTCAAGGTAGCTAGTGTTGATCGAAAGAATGATGTATTGAGTAGCAAGATGTCATTTGAAAATATGACGCTGATTGATTTTCAATACTTCTATAAAATTACTGAAATGAGAGATAATGAGAGAGAAAAGTTAATTGGTGCTCTTCAAGGACTAACTGATTTTGCTTATCCTATACTTGAATTATTTCCAGGGGAAGGGTTTTTCACTGAAGCGGCTGTAGCAGGAGAACCTTTATATATTGTAGACTATTATGAAGAAATGCTGGAACATGCCGCAAGTAGATTTAACCCATTTTATTCTACTAGACGTTTAATGAAAGCTGTAGTTAGAGATTTTGATTTATCAAAATTACCACAGGAACAATTTGGTGTGGCCTTCTGCTATAATTATTTTTTTGTTAGAAATATAGATTTTATTCTGTCATGGGCAAAAGAAGTTCATAAAGTATTACGTCCTGGTGGATACTTTATTTTTAACTTCATCCCAGTAGATACAGTTTGGGGGTTGAAACTAACTGAACAATATCGACTTACTGCAATTGATCACATACGCCTTGAAGAACTCTTTAAAAACATTGGATATGAAATTGTCAGTAAGAATCTAGAACCAAACTACGCATCAACAATGTTAGTTAAAAAAGCTGGCGACATAATTCCATTTAAACTGTCAAGTGCTTCTGCAAGAATTATTGACAGAAGAGACCCTTTCGTATAAAATCTAATTAGTATTCAACAAGGAATCAATTAATGAGAGATTTTCTATTAGACATCGTTTCGCACACACAGGCACTGGGCTGTATTGATCTTATTAAGATTGAAGGTGATAAGGATTCAACAGCAATCGAAGCTATCAGTGACGATAAGAGTGTTGTAATTAAGGCAAAGTTTAAGCAACCTAATGCAGCATTTGCAGGAACATTTGGTATGCCAAACTTGGTTAAGCTAAACACAATTTTGAACATTCCAGAATACAAGGAAAAAGCTAAGATTGATCTAATTACTCAGGCTGATGAGACAGGTAATCAAATTCCTTGTGGTTTGCACTTTGAGAATGAGTTAGGCGACTTCAAGAATGATTATCGTTTCATGCCAGTCAATGTTATTAATGAGAAGCTTAAGACTTCAAAGTTTAGAGGAGTTAAGTGGGATGTAGAGTTCACTCCAGCACAGAATGCACTACAGCGTTTTAAGTTTCAAGCAGGTGCTAATAGTGAAGAAGTTCAGTTTATTGCTAAGACAGATGGAACAGATTTGAAGTTCTACTTTGGCGATCATAGCACACATGCTGGTAACTTTGTATTTCACAGTGGCATTACAGGCAAGCTTACAAAGGAATGGAACTGGCCAATTCTTAGGGTGCTGGGTATCCTAGGACTTTATGGAGATAAGATCATGCGATTTAGTGATGAAGGTGCTGCTGAGATTACAGTTGATACTGGATTGATTGAATATCGTTATATCATCCCAGCACAGAGCAAGTAATGGAAACTAAGAAAAGAACAATAGTAAGGATGGTGACTTATCGCATTACAGCGTGGTTTTTCACCATCCTGTGGACATACTTGTTCACAGGTGATATTGCCAATGCCACTGGATTTGCAACAGCCTTGCATATTCTTCTAAGTATTGATTATTACATTCACGAAAGAATTTGGCTCAAAATTAATTGGGGCAAAATATGAGAAGGAGAAAAAATGGAATTATTGAATAGTATACTCATAGGTAGCTGCATTGCAGCAGTAATAGTAACACTGGCTTTTAGTGTTATTGGATTTAAGAATGTTGGTGAGTGTGTTGGTTTATGGTTAACCCGTCCTTATTGGAGCCTCGTCAACATTGTTGAATTTTTAAGTCTTGCAACTAAATCTGTTATAATAGTGTCAGGTTTAATTTTTCACTACAGTCCGTTTTACTTGTTTTGGCCAAATTTGTGTACAAGTATGTTCCTAATTTGGGTTAGTCAAAAGAAAGGACTTCCAACACTTATATGGTTCCATTCTATATGGGTTTGGTTAAGCTCAATTATATTAGTTCAGAAATTTTTGTAAGGAACAAAATGATACCACAGGATAATATGGCATTGCGCCGCAAGTCAGATCAAGCAGTGTTTTTGCCAGCACTAAGTAGCTTTTACAGTTTTCAAATCTGTAAGTATGGTAAGAAAATACAAGCCAGTCGCATACCATCTTCGATGCAAAATGGTATTGCAGGACTTAACTTTTTAGATCCAAAAGACAGCTACTTTTATTATCCGTGGTGTCTTTATTCTGCAGGACATGCTATTCTAGATGTACGTCCTGAAGAAAAAGAAGAAATGGTCCGATTAAGAGACCCCAGCAGCTTTGTACTAGGAGATTCAGGTGGATTCCAAATTGGTAAGGGAGTTTGGGAAGGCGATTGGCGAGATCCTAATTGCCCTCGTGCGCATTCTAAGCGTGATGGTGTTTTGCGTTGGATGGATGCTTATATGGATTACGGTATGGTTCTTGATATACCCGCTTGGGTTGCTCGTAGCCCTGCTGGTGCTCGTGCCACTGGCATTAGCACTTATGCGGAAGCTGTAAAAGGCACACGTATCAATAACGAATATTGGATGAAGCATCGCACAGGTCGTTGCAAGTTCCTTAATGTGCTACAGGGCGAGAACCATACTGAAGCGGATGATTGGTATGAGCAGATGAAGGACTTCTGCGATCCTAAACTATATCCTGGCACACACTTTAATGGTTGGGCCATGGGTGGGCAGAATATGTGTGATATTCATCTTGTGCTGCGTCGTATAGTGCAGATGATTCGTGATGGTCTACTTGAAAAAGGCACACATGATTGGATGCACTTCTTAGGAACTAGTAAGCTCGAGTGGGCTTGTTTACTAACTGATTTACAACGTGCTGTTCGTAAGCATCATAATGAAGACTTTACTATTAGCTTTGACTGTGCAAGTCCATTCCTTGCTAATGCTAAAGGACTTGTGTATGATCAGCTAAGGATGGAAGATGGCGGCAAGTGGACTTATAGTATGGAAGCAGGCATTGACAATAAGAAATACGCTACTGATACTAGACTATATGGCGATGTTGCAAGAGATGATCTGATCATTAAAAACTTTATGGACAGTCATATTAGCAAGCATCTGCAGGTTAACGATGTTTGCACATATGCTCCTGGTGCTCTTAATATGATTGGTAAAGAAGGTAAGACATCGTGGGATAGCTTTAGCTATGCTCTGCAGATGGCCCATAATGTTTGGATGCATATCAATGCAGTATTAACAGCAAATGAACAGTATGACCTGGGATTAAGTCCAGGCATGTTGATCCGTGAGACACATACTATTACTAAATTTCGTAACATTGTTGATGAGATTGTCGCCAATGCAGTTAATCAAAAAAGTTTGGATCTCATTGAGGAACACAGTAAGTTCTGGATCAGCATCGTAGGGCAGCGTGGATATACCGGTAAGAAAACTGTGAATGCAAGTACGCAGTTTAATGTACTGTTTGAGTAATAAATACATCGCAGAATAATTCAATTATAATAATAGTATTTCGACTAATCTAATCAAATTGGAGAAATACTGTGATTAGAAATCTATTAGCAGCAGCTGGGATTCTATTTGTGTCCTCTGCATATTCGCAAACTGTATCAACAATTCCACTAATATTACAAGGTGATTTTGTCAAGATTGGTGTTAATAATGTTGGAACTATTGGTTCAAACGGTAACACTCTCCCGGGTATTCAATATGATAATACCGGAACTAGAACTTTCAACCCAGCATACGATTACTTAACTCCAGGCAGTCCATTTGAAGGATTCACTGTTAAATATACCAACGATGCTGGTGTTACTATTAGTAAGATGAACAACAATGCTATGTATACCGGACCTCAGATTACTGGAGGTTTGCTAACCAGTTATAATGGCGTTGCTTATGCTGGTATTACATATGATAATCGTGCTGTTTGGACTGGATCTACTACTGATTTTACTGTAAAGAATGATGTTGGATTCAATAATCCAGATAAAGTAGTAAACATTAAAACAACACTTACTACAAGTGTTAATATGACTAACTTATATTTTGGAAGATACACAGATCCGGATGCAAGAGCAGCTACTGGTGATAGTAATGCAACTAATAATACATTAGGATTCAGCCCAATTGGTGCTAAGAATGTTGTATTCAGTGAAGCACTAGTTAGTAAGTATGCATTAGGTCTTTATACTGCTGCTGCTAACTCAGGTGCAGGTATTAGTAGTAGCTGGACTACAGATCCAGTAAACTATTACAATGGAACAAATGGCGGAAATGGTGATTATACTATTGGTCTTGGGTTTTATCTGCCAACACTTGCTGCTGGTGCTTCAGCAACATTTGAATACGCTTATATCTTTGGACCAAGCACACTAGACGCTGGGACTACTGCTGTTACTTCAGGTGCAGGCGGCGGAACTCGGGGTGTTGTTCCAGGTTGCACTACCGGTTGCACTATGGGAGGTGTAACTCCACCTACTGGTCCAACTCCTGTGGGCGTTCCATATCTAACATATGTTAGAGGAGCTCCATTCTTTGTATACGGTGGATGGACCCCATTTGTCACTGTTCAAACTGATGTAAAAACCAATACTGATAAAATAGGTGTTGTTACTCGCACAATTGACAAGTATGATGTAAGAGCAGTTATCAGCAGAGTTTCTGTTACTCCTGTTACTAATCAAGATATGAGTGATAGCACAGTTGTTAAGACTAACGGCACACTGTATAATGAAGATACCGGTAGACCAAACGAGCAGCGTCTAGGTAGCACAACATCAAATAGTGTAAGTTTCAATAACACTGGGTTTGTAAATGCTGTTAAGTTGAGAACATTTAACGTCTTCCTAATTGATCCACTTAGTAAAAAAGATGGTGCGTGGGTAAGTCCAACTGCCAGCTATTACAAGACCTCAAGTAGTATGTCAAGTGGCGGATCCGGTGCTGGATACCAATGGACTGTAGATAACAATACTTTTGGTGTTGCTGTTAGTTACACTAATGCTAAAAGTGGAAGGTTAGACTTCAGTAAGGTTGAGAATGATAGCTTTGATTCTACTGCTTACGCTTTGATTAAAGATTCAATTCTTTGGGTAAAGACTGCTGTAGGACTTGGCTATAGCAAATACAATGGTACTACTACTCTTCCAATCTTTGCATTATCAAATACTGCTAAGTTTAATCAAAAGAACATATATGGGGATGTAACTATATATAGTGCAGATACATACTTTGATATTAGACCATTAGTAGGTGCAACTATAGTAAGCAGTTCACTCGGTGGTATGAGTGAAACCGGTAGCCCATTCCTTTCAACTGTCCCAACAGAAAAATCAACTACTTCTTTCAATCCATATGTTGGATTGAGATATGATTTTGATAATAACTTTGGGGTTGAAACTCGTGTTACACAGAGTAAAGATTTCAAAACTGTTGGCAGCATCCGTGCTACTGCAAATACCGAAATCGTAGATGGCGTATTCTTAAATGCTTCAGTTGGTGTAGATAAGAGTGCAAAACT